ATGTTAATTTCTTCTTTATTAATTTCTTTCATTTGTTTATGAATAGAAACCAAATCTTGATTTATCTCAGCAATATTTTTTATCATTTGAGAAGCAACTTCATACGCTCTGGGAGAATCTCCCTCGTAAGCAACCTTCAATATTCCGTCTATCGCTTCTTTTCCAATACCAATCAATTCCTGCATATTTTCTCGTGCTATGCGATAATCTTCTTTGATGTGTCTTTCTTCTGATCTGTCTTCAGAAACAACAATAGGTTTAGATTTCTCTATTGCTTTTGATTCTTTAACTTCATATTCAACATCAAACACATCAGATATTTTTTCATTAACAGATTTTTTATCACTCATAAACTACTTCATTCCTTCCTGCTGTCGAACCACCAGTATTTCCACCAGTATCACCTGTTGCACGCACTCTGTAGGTATATGGATCAGAAATTGATGGCCATGCGTCACCTTCGACATTATACAATTCCACACTTGCATCTAGTATTATTGAAGATGTCTTTTCTGGTCCATAAACGTATGTTTTCGCAGTAAACTCAAAAGTACTTATAATACTTCTTCTATAATCAAATTCGCCTTCATAATCTTCAGATGTATTAACTGCATTCAACACAATGGGGATATCAATGTTTTTGTTAATATCATTTACATTCATTGAAACGATAAATTCTGGTGTGAAAAACGGTGTTATTTGCTCTATCACTTGTAGGTTATCGTCCATAGTTCTGGTGAACGAATATAAACCGAATGTTATATTATAAGGTACTTCTCTATAGTTCCACTTAACGCTATAATCAATATCTTTTTCTTTAGTTTTGCCTAATTTATTTGTTTTTCTAATGGGATCATAATTGATATTGAGAATTTCAAATCCCAATCTTGGTAGAGTTATTTGAACTTTGTTACTATCTGAAATAGAACTGGATTCTGTTATTCTTCTTATGAATTTTTCTTTTGGCCCATAAGATATCGGAATACGAATTCTTTCTTTTTCTGTACCATCAGAATTTCTACGAATAATATGAATTTCATTGAATAGACTGCCAAATCCAATGACTAATTTTCGTAATGATTCGTTGTAAAATGCACTAAACATTTTCTAATATGTACCTTCCGAAAAAGGATCAGTTTCAGTAAAGTCAAATATATCTTCAACATCTCTGATCAATTCAATCTCTTCGTTGTCTCCCACTGGAGTATCTGTCACCGGCTCGTTGGGCACAATAATAGTAGTTGTAGTCTTAGAAGAAACGTCATATTCAGCACCAGAGACCGCACCCTTGATGGTTTCTCCGGCACTTGTTGAGAATGACCCAACAATATTTGTTATATTCAATTTAGTTGTGATTAAGTCCCAATCAACAGCAATTGCAGTAGATGTTGCGTTTCCTAAAGTAGCACCCGCTCCAGTGACGCCTAGAACTTGATATACACTTTCCCCCTCAAAGAAGTTTGGATATGATACAGTATGACTAGTTCCCAACGTCAGTTCAACTGCAAATTTCTTTCTGTCTGTTTCAACCTTATCAATATCAGATATACCCGTATCAATTTCCTCATGGCTATAGGTGAAGGTTTCACATGATAATTTATAAGTAAAGAGTTTACCAAGTTGATAGAATGGGTTTTCGTGTTCAACAAAATTAATCTCAAATACTGTCTTAGAGAGAGGAAAATAAATCAAGTCACCTTCTCTTGGTCTTGTTATATTTTCATACGTTCCAACTGCATCCTCAAATCGTTTTCTTGAAACGACTAATTCAACATTATCTTTAATTTCAATACCAAACTTTGAAAGAACATCGCCTCTACCCGAAAATCCATTTACCGATTCTATGTACATCTCAATAGTATATCCATCATCAAATTTTGAGATGTCATCTTCCCCAAAGAGAGTATCCACATTAACGAGAGTTCTAGGAATGTATACCATATCCTTACCCATCATTTTGATGATCTCTATTGTAACATCATCAGTTAGGGTTTGTTCGCCAGAATATTCTTTAAAATATGGATTTCGAGCCATCCAAAGGTCTCCTTGCTCAACCTGTCATGAAGTCAATTGGAAGTTCGACTTGTGATTTAATTTCTTCTTCGATTCGTAATATCTCATCTTCTCCCTGGGCAACAAGTTGATTTCCATTAAAAGAAACGCCACCCGGCAACTGAATACCTTCAAACTTAGAAAGGTTCTGACCCCATTGTTTTTTGATAAGAGCCGTTAGATATCTCTTTAAATACCGGTCATTCCAAATTTCTGGAAAAGTTTCCGGATCTAATTTAACATATGCGTCAATTATTAGATATTCATTGGCTGTTATTTCATTTTCCCAGTTCATATCAATATGAAGTTTATTAGTTACCTTACTAAATCTGACATTCTTTTCTGGTTGGAAAAAATCAGTTAATAGACTGATATATCTTTTGGTGGAGTCGTAACTTGCAAGACCCATAGAACTATTTCCACCCAAGCCCCGATTGATACCAAAATAGTCCATTAACGCCATTTGATATCTAACATCAAACATACTAATATTGGCAAAATCACCAAATTGAAGTATTCGACTTATAGTAACAATATCTTTACCTGTTGGTCCATCTCCACCAAACCCATTAACCGCTCCCAAAGAATCAGTGTCAATGTATTTATTTGTAATGTCAGTTTGTGTTATTTGATATTTGAAATAAGCACGTTCGACTCCATCAAAATGCCTTTCAACGAAATAATCTAAAGCATCATCTAATCTATCTTGAGCCTGTCCATGATCAACATTAATCTCCACCACAGGATACCCAAGAGAACGAAATGAATATTCTATTATACTTTCTCTAGACGTTGGTATTGGCATAAGATTCTCCTAATTATATGTATAAAAGAAAAAAGCACCTAATTAGGTGCTTTTTCCCACTATTGGAGAATTTATTCTTAATTTTCTTCTTATTACTTTTGTTTTTCTTCTCTCATCTTTTGCATTCTTTTTTGAGATTCTTCCATAGCCTTTTCTTGTTTTTCTGTTAATTGCGGGAGTGTTACTGGTATTATTTCTAACTCTTTATATGAAATATGTTCAATGAAGTACTTTCTGGTGGTTGGTTCTTGTGCTTCTTCTGGTAGACTTTCTCGATAATTGGTAAATCCTGGCATTTGCAACGGACACCCCACCTTTGGGTAATCTAATTTACCATATTCATTTGAATCTGAAATTAACCACGTTCCTTTTCTGTCACCACAACCACATGCCCCACAATATCGTTTTGTTGAATCAACTTTACTAATTTTTAACTGTTCACATTGGGGAAGATCACCACCTATAAAATCATTTCCAATACAACTTAAGACTCTAAGTTGTTTATTTGCTCTGTTGATCTTTTTGTTATTCACTCCCCTAGAAGTTAAAGATGATGCAAAACTCTGAATCATGCTCATCTTTCTCTTTAAAAAACCACCTTGATCTGGAAGTTCTTGTTTTTTAAAATTCTTATTTTTACCGCACCCACAGTCTTTTTTTTCTTCTGGGGTTTGATTCATATTATACTCACTCATATAATAAAACTCTCCTTTATTTCATATTGTATATTAGATTTATTAATTGTCAATTAACATTTTCCGTATTTTTTACAGGGATCATTTAACGAATTTGGTATACATTCAAACCATAAACATTGATTTAATTCTGGAATGAATAAATTCTTTTTTGAACTTTCTTTGATTGTTTTGGATTCGTTTATTAATTTTTTCCATATTTTTCTTTTATCGCTATTTAGATCTGAATTATAGAATTCTGTTGGTAATATATCGATTGACATGGGGTATGCTTCGGAACATTTGTGTTCATCAGAACAGACTAAATCATACATTCCATCAGAAAATATCCATTTACATGAATTTATTGTTATGCAGTTCCCAATAGCATATATTGAACAATTATCACAACAAGGTGTACTTTTGTCACATGTGTCATAATACTTGTGTTTTCCGAAATCACCATAATTCAGAAGTTCTTCATTTGTTGCTGTAGTATAAACACCATACCCAGAAGAATCAAGATTTGATGTTACAAAATTAACATTTTCAGAATAGTCATTTATAAAATCTTCTGGATTAAATGATTTGTCTGATGTGATGATGTATAATTTTTTCGACTCTCTTTTGAATCCTTTGCTTGATTCATCTCTAACAATAATATCATCATGTGGTTCGTGGGCTTCACAGAACGACAAAATATCACTGCTGTCATTTATTGTTATTTCTATTATATTTTCTTCGTTGTAGTTTTTAGTTTTATATGGCGATGATTGTTTTGGTGACCAATACGTTCTTTTAACTGATGCTATTGCCTTTTTATTTGTGATTGTTTCTATGAAGGTTTTATAGCAGGCTTTATTACAAAAAAAGTCATTTCGTTCTAAGACATCAACTCCAAAAACATTCTTATATGATTTAATTTCCCCTGTTCTCAAAGAATCAAGACAACTTTTTATTTCAAAAGAAGTGTAATCATCCGTTTCTTTAAGGATATATCTGCAAATTGATTTTGTATCAGTTGTCATTTTTATGTACCTTTTATCATTTATGGGTAATCTCCATCGCAACTATAGAACCAAGGATGATCTGGAGTGGGTGCTCTCCAGTATCGTGGGTATTCATCCGTCTTGCCCTCAT